GGGTATTGTAATCTTTGGACAGAAGACACTGCAGGCAACTCCGTCAGCACTTGACAGGATCAATGTTCGTAGACTGTTGATTTACATCAAGCGCGAGATTAGCGCGATCGCCGCTACGACGCTCTTTGAACAGAACATTGATTCGACTTGGAACAACTTCTCTTCTCGGGCGGAAACTTTCTTGGAGAGTGTGAAGGTCGGCGGCGGCTTGACAGATTTCCGGGTTGTTTTGGATGACACCACCACTACCCCGGATCTGATTGACAGGAACATTCTATACGCTCAGGTGCTGCTGAAGCCGGCTCGTGCCATTGAGTTCATTGCTGTCGACTTTGTGATAAAAAGAAGTGGAGCTTCTTTCGACGATTAAGAGGGAAAAAGATATTAATTACTAATTAATGTTGATTAAGGAGATTATAATTAAATGGCAAATAACTTTTGGGCAGCACCAAATACGGATCCAAAGAGAGCATATAGATGGCTCCTATATTTAAACGGAGGCGACCGGGTCTCGCTACCGAATTGGGTGATCACGAAAGTGTCTCAGCCAAACTTTGAGGTTTCTGAAAAGGAGCACCAATTTATTAATCACAAGTTCTACTATCCTGGTCGAGTTACTTGGGCCGATGTCAAGTTCACTTTGGTCGATCCTATTTCCCCCGACGCGACAGAGCAACTACAAAAGGTTCTTACAAATTCGGGGTATGTTTACCCGAACAAGAATCAAGTCCAAAATATGACTGACACCATTTCAAAGAAGAGTGCCATTACTGTAACCCCAAAGATCAAGATTCAGCTTCTTGGTGCTACCAACGATGCTCGGCCTGGCGGCGAAAACTTTGGTACTGCCCCCAAGGTTGGTCACTGGACGCTGGAGAACGCTTGGGTGAAGAGTGTTTCTTTCAGTGAGCTTAGTTATGAGTCGGAAGACCTCGTTAATGCTGAGGTGACTCTTCGCTACGATTGGGCCGTTTACAAGAAGGATAGCTAATTTCCTTAACATCGAACCCCGCCTCCTTTATAATAAAGAAAACAAGGGTAAATAATGACTGTTCGCAATAATGAAGACCGCGTTGGTGCTAAGCACAACGGCGACATGGATCCTTCCGAGATAATGGGGCCTTCCGCGGGCCCTCTTTCGTTCGTGACCCCCACGGAGTTTGTAGAACTCCCCTCTAAAGGTGAACACTATCCCGAGGATCACCCTCTCCACCAGCAAGAGACCGTTGAGATTCGTTACATGACAGCGAAGGATGAAGACATCCTCACCTCCAAGACTCTCCTAAAGAAGGGCATTGCACTCGATCGTCTTGTGCAAAACATACTTGTTGATAAAACAATCAAGCCAGAGGACCTTCTTATTGGCGATAGAAACGCGATTATTGTCGCCACTCGGGCAACTGGTTACGGCTCAGAATACAAAACAAAGGTAAATTGCCCATCTTGTGCTGAGTTTGTTGAGTTTGAATTTGATTTGGACGAGGCAACCATTGGGGAAACCCCCCTTCCGGAAGGCGCTCGCAAGACAGACGAGGGGACATACATCATACATCTTCCAAAATTGAAAGTTGATGTGGAGGTTAGGTTTCTCACCGGTCGCGACGAGACTCGGCTAGCTAAGCTCGCCGCTTCTAAAAAGAAGAATAAAATGGAAGAGTCTTTGTTAACTGACCAGTTCCGACAATTCATTGTTGGGGTTAACGGGAGTAACGATGCTGCTTTGATAAATTCTCTTGTGGAGAATATGCCGGCCTATGACTCTAGATTTTTGAGATACACATATCACGGAATTGTGCCAAACATCGATCTAACTCAAGAATTTGAATGCTCCAGTTGTGGCCTAGAGCAAGAGATGGAGGTTCCGTTCACGACGGACTTTTTTTGGACTCGATGACGAATACATCCAGAGTGTCTACGAAGAATTCTTTCTATTGAAACACCATGGTGGCTGGAGCTTTACCGAAGCTTACAATCTTCCAGTCCTGATAAGGAGGTGGTTTTTGGATAGGTTAAGAAAAGAGTTCGAAGACCAAAGAGAAGCACACGAGAAGGCTGCTAGGTCTCGTAGATAAAAACAATTAATTAATAGGCCGAAAGTTCGCTTTCGGCTTTATTTTTTTGAAAACACTAATTATTCTGATATATTGTATTTAATGGAGAATTGTACTTATGAACCTTGAAGAACAGGAACTGTCCCCAATCGAGATTGATTTGGGTGTCCATCGCCGCGGCGAGTTAAATGAGGATTATCTTGGGCAATTTGGAGCAGCCGTTGGCATGCTGATGAAAGCAATTACGCAAGGTTATGAAGTACCCGTTAGTATTCGGGGAACCAAGAGTGAGGTAGACTCTTTCACGAATGTTCTCGGTAGTGAGAGAAGGTATATGTCAAATTTTAGTAAGTACGGTCTCAATAATAAAAAAACATACTCCAGCAAATACGAGCTAGATAGAGCGGTAAGAGGTTTCGAGAAGTCAACTGGGCTAAAATGGCCCTTTAAGTAGGATTTATATAATTTATGTCCAATGGTGATGGTGACAATACAGGCCCCGGCGATAATACTGATGTAACTACGCCTGCAGATATCACAGCACTCCGGGAGGAGGTTGAGTTACGCGACCGCCTTAGACGTGCCGAAAGTGAGACTCTGGCCCAAAGAGGGGCCAGAATCGAACTGGAGCGTAGAGCCCTTGAGGTAGAAGTAGAGGGCCTTGAACACTCCAACGAGGAGGTAAAGCTAGCTCGTCAACGCAACGAATTGCGCACCAAAGAAATAGAACTAAAAGAAGTTGAACTCGCCATGGATCGGGAACGCGCCATAGAGTTGGCCGCTTCGGACGATGCTCGCGAGCAGGCCAAGGCGGCTGAATTGCGAGCTACGTTCGCATTAAGAGAGGCCGAGTTAGAAAGGAACAGAGCAGCAACCCTCTCGATTCAGAACACCGAAACGCAAACCAAAAATCTTGTCAAATTATTAACTGGTGTTGGTGAACAGTGGAACCAAACTTTCGTTGGGGGCTTTGTAACGGCGGCCCTCGACGGCACCGAGTCCCTAAAAGACAAGGTGATAGAGTTTCAGGCATCTCTGATGTCGGCTTTGAGCCCGGCGAATATGTTGGGTTCCATTATGATGAGGGTGGGTCAAAGCACACTCGCATTAGCCAAAGAGCAGGATGCTGCCATCGCCGCTTTCAATAAAACAACAAGCTCGATGGGTGAATACAACGAACAGATTATTTCTGTCGAGAGGGCTAACATAGGCCTTGGAATAAGTACTCAGGATTCTGCCAAGGCTTTTGGCTCTCTCTTGACGGGTGTTACCGACTTCGCTCACGCCGGCGCCCCCGTACCAACGCAGTTGGCCACCACCGCGGCCCAAATGGAAAAACTTGGCGTGTCAACTGACTTAACGGCCAAGACAATGGAAAATGCCATGAGGGTTATGGGGATGACCGCGGAAGAGTCCGTCGACCTCACTGGTGAATTGGCTGCCATGGCCATCGAGATGAGGTTGCCGATCGAGCAAGTCACAGAAGGTTTCAACGCAGCAATGCCCGCTCTGGCCAAGTTTGGCAGCGAGGCACCTGACGTATTCAAAAAGGTGCAAGTTGCTTCGAGGTCCCTTGGCGTCGCTGTCGGTGATCTTTTGAGTGTCATGGGTCAGTTCGATACCTTCAGTGGTGCAGCCGAAGCCGCCGGAAAACTGAATGCAATTCTTGGCGGAGACCTTCTCAATAGCACCGAACTCTTGTTAGCAACGGAAGATGAAAGACTCAGAATGGTCCGCGAGTCCCTGAACATGTCTGGTAGAACTTTTGACTCAATGAACCGATTCGAGAAGCAAGCGATTACAAGCGCGCTAGGCATTCAGGATGTGGCCACCGCGACCAAAATGCTTACTGGTGACATGGACAAGTTCGGCGACGCGCTGGACGCTAACCCGCTTACAAAGGAGGAGACCGAGGAAAGGATAAAGAAGACGCAGGCTGTTACCGACAAGATGGCCCAAACTTGGAGGCTGTTCGCGATGTCTCTGAGGCCCGTTGTGGAAAGCTTACATTCTTTTATAGACACAATTTACAGGGCCAATGAGCAGATGGGTGGTTATTTGGTCCCCACAGTCATTGGGTTCTTGGGGGTTCTCAAAGGGGTGCAAACAGTTATGGCCTTTACTACTGCTCTTAATGCTCTGGCCGGCGCTCAGCTATTCGTATCAAAAGCGGCCCTTGGTGCCTCTTTGGCGGTGGGGGGTTTCTTGGTGGGGCTGAAGCTTGGTGAGAAACTCCACCCCGCCGCGGCTGGTATTCTCGCTGTAGGTGCCGCCATCGCCGCGGCCAAGGTTGCTGCAACTAGCGGCGCCGCCGCAATACCGATTGCGGCCGGCCTCGCGACTCTAAGTCTTGGTACTGCCCTTGGTATGGCCGGCTTAGGCCAAGGCGAAGAGGAAGGCGCTGTTCCCGGAGGTTTTGCTGTTGAGGGGAGGGCCCGCGGGGGTTTTGTTAAGGGAGGTCCCACCCTTGTCGGTGAAGAGGGCCCTGAGTTGGTCATGTTGCCACCAATGGCTAATGTTATCAACAACGACAACTTCACAGAAGTTATCGCCCAATCCCACCAGGCTGCAAGCCAACCGCAACAGAACACTATCGCACAACAGGCCCCTCCGCCACAAAAACCAACTGAGACCACGGTTGTTATAAAAATTGGTAACCAAGAAATGGGTAGAGCAGTAATTAAAGCAATAGAGAGTGTTCCCGGGTATAACCTCCGGGGCCTCCCACGAGGAGCATAGACTATGGCAGATTATTGGGATGGACTTAGCCCAGAAGAGCGGTACGCCTCCGATCTCCGCCATATGCGCCGCGAAGTCGAGCTACGCAATCGTAGGGCAGCAACATACAAGACTGGGATGAGTGGGAAAGAGTTGGCGGAACAAAGATCGGCACGCGCTAACAAGGTCAGCGATCCAACGAAGGCCACTGCCGAACAAAGGAATCTGAAGCTGTTTATTCAGCATATCCCAAGTGGCCAGACAGTTGAATTCAAGGCTTTGATACAAGAATTCTCTGACTCATTTACATCTCTCTGGAACTCAGAGGAGGTCTATGGTAGAATGGATCCTATTGAAACATTCCAAGGCACGAAGAGAACCATAAAATTAAGTTGGGACGTTGTATCATTTGACTTGATTGAGGCCCGAGAAAACCTGGAGGAAATGGCCAGACTCACAAACTTCCTTTATCCAACTTATGGCTCGGTTGATGGGGGAGCTACCGTGATCACTTCTTCGCCTCTATTAAAGATGAAGTTCGCAAATTTGATAACGCAGCCGAATGAAAAAGGTACAGTCGAGACCAGTGGTCTTGTCGGCCGCATGGATGGCTTTTCATATACACCAGATTTTGATTCGGGAGTTTTTATGGGCAACGGCA